TGTGGATCATACCAATAGTAATCATAAACTTCTTCACCATCAATATCAATAGTAACCCATTGATCAGTATAACCATAGTTATAACCTAGTTGATACCAGTAATTAACAGGCCAGCCGTTACTGTCTGTTTCATTTAACCATATTTCAATTGGATTATATCCGTAAGCTCTTTCATGTGTACGATACATAGCCCCGGCAGATATACTAAACTTTTTACCAATAGGTAACTTAGCTCTAACCTCAGCAGACTTATAATTAAAATTAACTTTACCTTGTTTTCTACTTTCAAGTTTAACAATATGATATTTACCGCTGTGTTTTAAGAAATATCGATGATTTTTAAAAACGTCATCTCTGGATCTTTCTTTTTCAACATGTATAACATACTCTAAACCTTTAATAGATGAATTAGGAGCTGTCATAGCTACGTTAGATTCAGTACCATCGTAGTATTGTTTGCCTTTAATTTCATAATCAAACCTAGCAATTTTTCTAATACCAAAACCATAACGATAATCAAAGTCGTAATAGTCTGTACCATCAACAACAACAGGTGGTGTATATAAATTACCATCTGGGTTTGTTCTTACAAAATAATCTTTTGGATTTTCTCTAGGATTTTTAATATCACCTGCTACGTATATTGTTCCGTATTTAAACAGCTCATCGTAAACAGATTTAAATAAACTCTTTTTTTCTTGAGCGTTAGCAGAGACCGCAATAACCGCCGCAAATAGGACACATATCAGTTTTTTCATTTTTCATTATTTGTAATTTTTAAACATTAATTTATATAAAAGCTTATTCCAAGCTTCTTGTATTTTATCTACCACCAGTTTTAGTTTTTTCTTCATCTTTTTTCTTTTTATCTTGTAGTGCTATTATTTTTTTAACTCTATCTTTTTCGTATCTTAATTCTCTAATTTCTTTATTTGTTAAACCAAGTTCTTTTAACAATTGTTTTTGCTCTTTAGTACTAGTGTTCTGTCGCATTTCAATTTCTCTATTCTCCATTTCACGCTCAGGACTTAATGGCTCGGTGCTAGGAACACCGTAGTATGGTAAACCAACATCCCAAGTACTCCAACCTAATGCTAATGCTATTTTCTGCCACTTTTCAGAATTATCACTAAGTATCATACGAGTGTTATTTATTTTCTGTAAAGCTCTATCCGCTGGTATATTTGTTGCAGCTGAAACTACTTGTGCTGTAGCTAAGTAAGCTGGATTATTTAGGTTAAACCTTTCCTCTTTCATAGCTTGTCTTTCCCAACTAAATGTATTTGCAGCAGATATTAGTTTTCTAGCTTTTACATCAATTGGTGGTGAAAAATCAAGTAAGTCATTAACAGCTTTTCTAAACTCTGGAGAATCTTTACCTGATTCTTTAGCTATTGTTATTAAAGAATTTTTAATAGCAACAGCTACTGATCCTTGATAACCTAAACCACCTAAAAGTGAGTCAACCATGCCGTTTGCAGTTCTAGCTCCTTTTTCTGTACCATCTCCATCTTCATCAAACGCTTCTGTCCAAATAGCATTTTGTAAACCATTAAATATTAAGTTTTGAGCAGCTCCATAATAAGCTATTTTAGAAACATTAGTTTTCCAATCACCTCTACCAGCTATTAAATCTTGCGTAGATCTTTTTATTATACGAGCATACTGCATCGGTGTGTTTTTAAAAGCTAGTATTAATCTACCACCTCCACTTGCTTGTTGTTGACTAATTCTCATAGGACTACTAGACTGCTGGTTTTCTTCTGATATTTTTCTAAAATCATCAAAAGCTTTACGCTGAGCCTCTTCAGTACTCATTCCTTGTTTTTCATAAGTATTTATTCTGTTTCTATAAAAAGTAGCACCACCACTTGCAATAGCAAAACTATCAGCTCCTCTAGTTAAAACAAAACCTTTATTTAATAAATATGCTATAGCTCCTTTAGCTCCATCTTTTTTTGCGGCATCTGCTATTTCTGATTCAGTTACATTTATTTGAAGACCTTCTCTTCTATTAACTAAATAATCTGAATTAAATAATGTTGTAAAATCTTTCCAATACTGTTTTTGATTAGCAAAAGCTTTACCAGCTGCATATGGATTATTATCACCCCAATTTAAATAATTTACAGCAGATATTGTTTGTAGCGCAGCAGATCTAGTGTTTAAGAACATCGTAGCTCCAACAGAACCATTAACCCAATCAAGCATATTGTTAACAGTTCTAGATCCACCAATAGGTTTATTATTACCGCTTTTCATACGTCTTAACATATCGTCTAAAGCTTCAACATATTTATCACCAAAAGCATATCTAAGTTTTCTTTTGTTTTCTGGAGAAAATATAATGTCTACGTTTTCTTGCCACTCTTGTAAATACTCAGCTCTATTTACTTTATTTATCTCACCCATTATATCTGTTGTCAAGGTACCAGCAATCCAGTTTTTATCTGGTTTAGGGTATTGTTTACCTTTTTGCATCTTTATAACCTCTTGAACAAAAATACTAAGATCTGAATTATCTCTAACAAATTTATTTAATTCTTTAGCGTCTCTTTTAGATAAACCAGGTATTTCCATGCCCTGTTCTGTCCATATAGCAACACGAGCAGCATCACCAAAACTAAAACCACCTATACCAGTTTCCTTATTCATTGATTTAGGTAGGTTAGTTAATCTACTTTTAAGCTCTTTAAAATCAGCAGAAGCTGCTATTTTAGCAGATTCAATTTTTCTTTCAGCTAAATTAAATGGATCAATTAAATTTTCTTGATAAAACTGGAACATGTTTTCACCTGCTTTACCTTTTGGAAGAGTTGCGTATAATAAACCATTAAAATCTTCCGCTGAATAACTCATGAAAAAGTTTTCAAACATATTCATGTTTTTACGTCTACCCATTGTTTGAGCTCTTGCTTCAGATATTTGCCAGTCAGCACCAACTTTACTACCAAGCTCTGTTGTTCTAAGTTCTAAATTTTGATTAAATATTTCGTTAAACTCTTTAGGTTTAGAACTTAATCTAGCTTGAACCGGTCCATCAATTTGCAACACATCTATAACTCCTTGCACAGCTTTAACATTTGGCAATATATCATCTGCAAATAGAAAATCATTATAACCTTCTGCACCTTTGTTTATAAACCAATTTGCTTTTGCGGCTGGTGTACCATTTCCTAAACCTATAATATTTTCTACTGGTATATCTATACCTTTTGACTTTAACCAAGCTTGCATTGGAGCAGCAAACTCTTTTGGCCTAGCACTTAATACAAACATGTTTTCACCACCGTGTTGTTTATACTGCTCTAAGTATCTTTTAAACGCAGGTCCTTCTTCACCACCTTTTATTGTCATAAAGTCATCAAAGTTAAACTTAGCACCCTGTGACTCTAATTCTTTAGCTTGAGCACCAAATTCGTTTGGATCTAGTTCAAATTTTGTACCATCAGGCATCTCTACTTTGACTTTACTTTTTGTAACAACTAATGTTTCGTCAGCATCAAAAGCTGTTAAAGATTTTTTCTCTTTATTAAGTTTTCTAGCGTTTCTAGCGGCAGCGTCTGTTTGAGCTAAATGATATACTAAACCTTCTACTGTATCTAAATTAGGAGATTTACCACCTACATATTGATTTTTTTGTTTACTTAAACTTGCTTTTACACTAGGTTCTAGCAACATAAAAGCATCCATTTGCTCTTTAGCTTGTGTTCTAGTTAAGAACAATGGACTATCTTCGTTTAATATACCTGATTCAGATTCAATCACTCGTTGTATTAATCTACCTTGTTCGCTGATTACAATAGCATTGTCTTTAAACTTAGGTTTTACTGCTACATTGTAATCTTCTGCGTCAGTTCTGTATTCCCACTTTTTAGTGGTTTCATTATAATATTCTCTACCTATTTTATTAGGGTTAGCAGTAAGATACTCGTTATAATACCTATATCTCGGATCTGGTACTTTACTAAAATCACCTGTTTCTAAAGCTTCTTTTAAACGAGCTTCAAACTTAGGGTGTAAGCCATCAGATGGACCATATCCTTCAATTGTTTCACCTGTATACCTATTAGTTGTTATTACACCTTGATCAATTATATCTTTAGTTTCTTTACTAACTTTTATTTGAAAATATTTTTCTTTAGCCCACTCTTTGAAGCCTTCATAAACTTTATCACTACCACTTATAGCTTTGGTAAAAGCATCTGCAAAATTACCATACTGAAAAACGTGTTCTTCTCTCTGGAATTTATCACCCGGCTTAATTCCTTTTTCTGCCCCTAACACAGTAGCAAAACCTCTAAACGGATGATTTGTTGCATTACCAGTATAAATCATGCTAATTAAAGCTCCAAGTTTATCAGGGTTTTCTTTATATATTTCTCTAAACTTATCAAATATTAACTCTTTACCTGCTTGAATATCTTCATATTCTCTTTTATTTTTCTCTAATTTACCTAGTGTTTGAGTTTGCAAAGCCAATGCCATTTTTCTACTTTCTTCAGCAACAGCTTCTTCAGCTTGCTCTCTAGTATATTTTTTATTAGTCTCAGGATTTATTTTATTTTCATATCCTTCAATTCTAGCTTCTGTAATTTTTCTGTCAATTATTTCTTGACTTACTTCTTGACCTAATAATTCAAGTTCTAATATACTTCCTTCTCTATTAGCTTTTATATAATCTTCAACTTCTTTTGTGTATCCAGATTCTGGATCATTTTCGTTTTTATAAAGTCCATATTTATTTACAACATCTTGAAGCTGACGGCTAACACCAACCATTAAGCCACCTGTACCGCTTTTTCTAGTTGGAACCCTCATACCACCGTATCCCAACCATTTTATTACTTGAGGAGTTAAATCACCAAACTTATCTACTAATTGATTTAATGTAAGATCTCTATACATTTTAACTCTTTCTTTAGAGTCAGTTGGTAATGGTGGTAATCCTTTTTCAGCTAAATATTCATTAAAGCTAGTTTCAAATGTTTTTTTGCTAGCAGCTAAAGATCCATATGGTGTTTCTATAATTTCTTCTGCGGTTACCGTTTCTTCTTTTGGTTTGCTAAATCTACCGCCCATTTGAAGTCTTTCACCTTGCGTACTAGTTCTTTCAAGTATATTATTACGCATGTGCATATCAGTAGCAAACTTTATACTAGCTTGTAAATCACCTCTATATATAGGCTTACGTTTACCATTTTTGCCTACAGCATTAAACTCTATACCGTTTACTGTAACATTTTTACCTTGTAATATATCTCTATAATCTTTTAATGTACCTACAAGATTACCCTCAGCATCATACATTGCTTTACCAAACTTATTCTGATAAACACCAGTACCTCTTCCAAGCATGTCTACTGTTTTAGGTAGTCTAGCAAAATCAGCAGCTGAATTATCAACTAAAAACTGCCTAAGTCTAATTAAAGCTTGTTCGTCTTTTTTAGGAAAGTTTCTCGCCTTTTCTGTAAGACCAGTAACTGTTTCAATACCAAACATATTCGCGTAAAGCTCTGCTATTTCTTTAGGAACTTTTGCGTCTTTAAACTTACTTATATCTATACCTTCAAAATTTCTTTCAATTACCTCCGTGATATGTTCGTTTATTATTTCATTGTCAGATTTACCTTCGCCTCTTTTCTGATCTATTACTTCTTGAGCAATACCTAAAGTACCTAAAGCTTCTGGCTTATATATTGTTGTTGAGGTAGGTGTTTTTGCAAGTCCTTCAGTATCAGTAGGTCTTTCCTCTGTCAACACCATTTCTTCAGTTTCTACAACTTCTTTACCTTGTTCTCTTCTTTGATCAGCACTATCAGTAATTGTTTCTTTTTCTAGTGTTTGATAAAACTTTTGAGCTTTAGGTTTTATATTTGCATAAAAGAAATCACTAAACTTAACACCTCTGTCTGGATTAAATCTTCTTAATATACCTGTAAAATATAATTGAGCTTCGCTTTCAAACTCTTGCTGAGTTTTAGTACCTTTTTTCACATCAAATTTCCAAGCATCAGCCGTCATTGTAAACATTTGATCTAATAAATTTTTAGGTATATTAGTTTGACTGTTTATAGTAGGATTATTTTCTTTAAACTCTAATACTAATTCATTAGCGTTTTTCTTAGCAGATCTTGTTGTTTCTACAGGAACAGCACTAACTTCTTCGCCTCTTAATTTAGCAGCATCTCTAGCAAACTGCTCAACTTGTATAGCTGCGTTTTCTTTACCTTCAGCAAAACCTTTAATCATATCAAACATTTGCTTACCAGTTACATTTTCTGGATCAACGTTTTCTAAGCCTTTTTGTTTTAAGAAAGGTACAAAACCTTTTAATTTTTCACCAAGCTCTTCTGTAAATGTTATTCTTTTACTCTTTATTAGTTCTGATAAAACAGATAAGTTTTCTTCATACCACTCATTTTGTGGTCTTTTAGTATCATACCTAGAACTAACTTCTGCGTCTAAAACAGCTCTTTGATTATCTGATAATTGAGATAAAGTATCATCTATAAGTTTAATACCTTCATCAGTTACCTTATTGTTATTATCTTTTAAAGAATATAATAAAAATTTGTGAATATCTTCATGGTTTTTACTAGTAAAATCTTTAATCTTAGTAGCAACCTCTAAGTTTATAAAAGCTTCACCTGTTTTTGGGTTTACAACCGCTACTTCTTCTTTAACATTTTGAGCTTTTACTTCACCTGCTTCAACCCATTTATTAAAACTATCTTGAAAATCTTGCTTTGAAGTTTTAGGAGTTGTTTTACCACCAGGTAAATCATATTCCATAGCTAACTCTTCTGTTAATACTTCTAAGTTTTCTTTTTTAATTTTACTTTGTAAAGCTTCATATGTTGTCCCGCCTTTAGAATATCTAAATACTTCTAACTTTAAAGCGTCTATTTCGCTTTTTATATTTATTTTTTCACTTTCACTAAGACCTTCGCCTTTTAATTGATTTTCTAAAGTTCTTAATTGATCATTAAGCTCTTCTCTTTTCATTAAAAAGTTATAAGCTTCTTTTCTTGTTTTAGGATTTGAAGTATAAAATTCACCTTGAGCTGTAAAGCCAACTCCATTTTCCATATAAAAAGCACCACCACCATTTAACTGATGTTGTATATATCTATTACGTAATAAATAATTTTTTAATGTATTATATGCTGGTGACCCAGGTTCTATACCTAATCTTTCAGCAACTAATCTAGTTGGAGTTCCTGGTTGACCGAGTATATCTGATTCTGTTTCAGTTAGTTTTGAACCAGCTTTTATTTTATTTGATATTATAAATAGTTGATCGTCTGTTATTAACTTACCATCTGGCTTTTTTCTATTTTCTTTTATAATATCTGATACTTCATTAAGAGCTAATTGATTTTTTAATCTTTGAGTATTAGTTAGTATTTCGTTAAAAGCATCTTCATATTCTTTTGAACCCATGCTTTCTTTTTTCTTTTTTAACTCTTCTAATGCTTTTGTTTGAGCATCAATAACTTTTTCATAAGAGTCTGCTTTAGGATTTTTTATAATATTGTTATCTATTCCTAGTGATTTTGCCGCGTCTCTAGAGTCTTTATTTAATCTACCTTTATTGTTTAATCTAACAAAACTGTTTTGTAAAGAGTAAGATATGTTTTCCATACCTTTAACACCTTTACCAACTCTACCCATTATCATCATTTTAAGGGTTTCCTCTACATGCTTTTCAAATAAGTTTGAACCTTCTGCTTCTAAACTTTCTAAATAATTACCAGTGTCTAAAACAAAAGAGCTAAACGCGCTACCTGTTTGGTATGAAAATGCCCCTGCTTGAGCCTCACCAGTTCTTGTAATAACTTTGCTAAGTGTAGGATCTTTCATTAAACGCTGCATTATAGGTGTATAACCAGCTATATATCTAGTATTAAGAAAAGTTGAAAAACCTTTAAATATAGCTTGACCAAAAGGCATAGAAGCACCAAATAAAGCAGAATCTAAAGCGCTTTCACCATCTTCACCGTATAGTTTTGTTGTCATTGCAAAGTCAGCAGCTTCACCTATAGACTTAGCTGTTAAATCTATAGCTGTTTTAGCCCATGGACTTCTAGCATAAATACCAGATCTAGCACCAATGTCTTGAAAAAGCTTTGTAGCTCTTTGTCCACTAACAGGTGTTACCTTTCTAGTTAAACCTAATTCAGCTAAAAATCCTCCAAAAACAACTAAACCTCTACTTACTTTGTTTCCAAAACCTTTATCTAATTGATCTGTTATTTCTTCTGGACTTACATCAAAACCTATATCGTTTAAAGCATCAGCAAATAAATTTTTTCTTTCATTTGTAGTAACTATATTGTCTCCAAACATATTCATAGCTTCATCAACAACTTCTGCTGCCTCTATAGAGCTTTTCATAAATATAGGATTTCTATTTAATTGCATTGCTTGATTAAAAACAACATAGCCATTTAAAGCCTGGTTATACGCAGCTGCTAATGGATGTGATGAAGGTATTTCTTTTAAACCAGCTGGTATTTCACCTGTGTTTATAAACTCAGTAATTTTTTCTATAAGACCTTTAGGTAATAAACCATTTTGAGATCTTAAGTTACCAACTGGATATGTAAAATCAATGTCACCTGTATTCCAATCAGGGTGACTTTCCATAAGTCTTTGATATTCATCAGGTGAATAAATACCACTTTGACTTGTATAGAAATCATCTGTATATCCTACTATATTGTTATCTTCATCTCTAATTATACCGGGAACAACACCAGGTATCAAGCTAGAAGCACTATCCATACCTGTAAAACCTGTTCTACCCTGCCCAAATGTATTATTTAATTCTCTAACGTCTTTAGCTAATGTTAAAAGTTTATAATACTGACTTTCTAATCCTAATTCAAGATCTTCATATTCAGTAGTTATAGCTAATTCTTCTGATTTTTCGTAATTTTCTAAATCTTTAGTTGTAGCTTTATCTATACCTATAACTTCACCTGTAGTAGTATCGTATAGTTTAGTGCCGTAGTTTTCTTTTTTAGCTATGTATTCTATTACTTTACTATAATCTTTTGTTTCTCTAGCTTGTTTTACAAGTGATTTAAACTCTTCAAGAGCTTCATTTTTTGCGCCTCTATCTATTTCAGCTGGTGGCTCATATTTAGAAATTATATCTTCTATTTGTGGTATTAAAGAGTCAATATCAGCATCTTCTTCTTTTATTTTAGAGGCAAGCGTGTTTAAATTTTTAAACTCTAATTCATCTTCGTCTAAATATCTTTCACCCCAATTAAATATTTGATCATAATCCCAATTCCATTGATCTTTAACTTCTTGCATACCAGCAAAAATACGTCTACCTTGAAGATCAGGTAAGTTTACAGGAGCGATACCTTTAAAAATATCTGGACCATAACCTTTTTCATCTTCACCTAATCCATTAAAGTATTTGTTTTTTATTTTTTGCTGCGCGGTAGGATCATTTGTAAACATCCAAGTTGTCTGGTTGTTTCTATCTTCACCCATAGCCCAATGTGCCGGTTGTTTAAGCTGGTCATTTAAATAATCATCAATAGCTACTTCATTACCACCTAAAACAATAGGCTCATTTAAATCATAAGTATTTTCATTTGGACCTCCTAAATCTTGAGTATAAGTATTATTATTTTTAGCCCATTCACCTAATTTTTTAAGACCACTTGTATCGTATTTATCATTTATATTTGTCCAAACGTCAAGACCAAGATGCTCACCCATTTCTACGGGATTATAAGGATTATTAGCTACTAGTTCTATTTCTTCTAACTCAACTTGTTCACCTTCTTGTTCTTTTTGATTCTTTAATAATTGTCTTTCAGTAAAATTTACTCTATCTTGTATTGAGCTTAAACTAATATCAATAGGATTAAATGAGTTACTTAAGTTTAATTGACTATAATCAATAGTGGTAAAAAACTTTTGCTGTGGTCCACTAGTCTCAACAACTTCTTCAACTTCTTCAACTTCTGGTTGAGGATTTTCTTTCTTCCATATTTGAGCTAATCGAAAGATTTGTTCATCATTCAATCCCTCATCATGTAAAGAACTTATATAGTCTAATAAGTTGTCTGCCATGTTATGCTAATTTATTATCGTCTATAAACTTTTGCGCTTTTGCTTTTTTAGCTTCTTCAAGATCAAAAACAGCTGCATCAGCTTTAACGGTTGGTATTTGATTTGTAGTAAATTGTTTTAAATAATTATTCATGAAATATTGTTTATATTTTTCCATGAACTTATCTTTTTTCTTAGGTTCTAATGGTAAATCTTTTTCATAATCCCAAGATTCAGCAGCTGCATTTGCGTTTTGAACCATTTCATCATCTTCTGTTACACTAGTTCCTTTAGCTATAAATACGTTCCAAGCAGCTACAACAGAAGCTTCATTGGTTAAAAGACCAGCGACTTCTGCTTCTATAAAAGGAGTTACTTTTCTTTCTATTTTATCTAAATCAAATTTAAGTATGTTTCTACCTTTACCCATACCTATATCTATTATTTCATAGTTATAGCTACCATCTTGGTTTTTTAACACAAACTCATCAGCTATTTTAGCTCCAGGTAATAATTCACCTGTTTCTGGGTTAGTTGATTTACCTGCTAAAACACCAACTTCAGAGACTAATCTTAACATGTCTCCATTTATATCTGGTGTTGGTGTAACCATATCACTACCAGCTTCTAATAAAGCCGATAAAGTATCACTGTTTACAATAAGAGGTTTTTCTAGCATAGGACCAGCAAATGTAATAACCTGTGAACCATCTTGTTGAAGTTGAAGTATTATATTATAACCATCGCTTTTAGCAAACATAGGTTTACCTGTAAATATAGAGTTAGCTACAGAAAACTGATAATTTTGATTAACATCGTAGTACGTATCTTCTGTGACTGATAATTGATCTGCTAAATTACTTAAAAATTCTAAAGATTTTTCAGGTGCTTCTTGTAAAAATTTTAATTTTTCATTCTCTTCAAAACAAGAAGGATCAGAGCATCGGTTTGTATTTATAGCTGTTTTTAAAGCAGCGTACATTTTACCTGTTTCAAAATAAGCAGTGTCTAATATTTTAAAATTATAATCAGCACTATGAGCTAAATACATAGGAGTATGTGCTAAAGCATTGCTTTGGTTTAACTGCTTAATAAATAAGTTTATTTGTATATTTTTCTCCATTTTAAATATATTAAGATCCGCCAAATAATCCAGCGCTTGTAGCCGTGTTCATTAATCCTCCTACTGCTCCTAAACCTATAGAAGTAGCGTCTGCATTTGCTTGAGCAGCTGCTCCACGTAAAGCGCCTATTTGATTTGATAATCTATCAAGTTGCATTAATTCTCTATTTTCTCTTTGCTCAAACACAAATTGTTCTCCAGCAACTTCAGCTTGTTGTACTCTTTGTTTTTCTGACATTACTTGTTGTTGTAATGTTGCTTCACCTTGAGCTCTTTGTCTTTCATTAGCAACTTCTTGTTGTTCAATACTAGCTGCAACACCTTTTTTAGCTTGTAAAGCTGCTTGAGCTAAAGCTGTAGCACTACCAGCTCCACCACCTGTAGCTCTAATAGTATCAAGAGTATTAGCTAAAGCTATATCTGTTTGCTCCATTTGCATTTCAGCAGCTTGAGTAGCAACTCCTAAACTAGCAAAAGGATTAGATAAACTACCGCTTAAATCTGTTATATTTTCATAAGGATTTATTATTTGCTGTCTATTAGCCTCCAGCCTATCAAGCTTGCCCTGTAGTCTAGCGGCTTCTTTTTTCATACGAGCAGCTTCTCTTCTAGCTTTTCTTGAGCCGAAAATACCTGCGCCTAATTGTAAAGCGCCGCCTATGATCATTCCTGCGGGTCCTGGCATAATTATTGTTTTTTATTATTAATTTTATTGATAACCATTGTTAGCTATATATTCGCTACCAACAGAAAATAATTCTTTTTCACCACCCGGATCTGTAACCGAGTCAGTTGATATTGTTACTGTAGCAAAAAATCCTTTAATACCAGACATTGAATTACCAAATGCTATTTCACTTGGCATAGCTGTACTGTTATTAACTAAATTAGCTACATATTTGTTTTCTTTTCTATTAAATCCAGCATAGAAAAAAGGTGGATTAGCATTAGGATACACATTACCCGCCGCGTCATATTGACCTTGAGTATAACTATAAATTAAAGCACTTGTATCTTGAAAATCAACCCAGTTTATATTTGTATGACTTAAATTTTTACCTGTTAAATCAGAAACAAAACTATTTACTTGCCAACCATTACTTCCTTCGTAATCAACTGTTTTAAAGTTTTTAGAAATATTTACATTAGGATTAAAAACAAAAGTAATAGAAGTAGGTGTTGCTGTTACACCTCCTTGATCTGGATAAAACAAGTTTCTTGTACCAGATTGAGAGTAGTGTTCGTATAATTTACCATCTTTTAAACTATAAAACTTACTTCCAATGCTAAGCATTTGATCTGGTTTATAACTAAAGAAACTAGTCCAACCCTGTACGTTTTCATCCCATGATAGGGTTTCATAACCTTGATCAAAAGTATTTTTAAGATTACCAGCTTGTTGAGTTGAAACAACGTATTGTTTATTATAAACATCCCAACCACCTATAATGCTTCCTCTTACACCTGCTACATCAATTGAATTAACACCTGAATAACCTATTCTATCTCTAAAATAGTCTATCATGTTTGCTTTATTTATTTCTGATATTTGACCACCAGCTAATCTTAATACAGCATTATTTGCTCTATCTGTAAAGTATTTAGCTGTTCCATAAACAGCAAAACTAGTAGGATCACTACTAATACCAAATTTACCTGGATAAGGTTGTATTGCTCCTATTACTAAGTTAGAACTAGTAACAGCTCCACCACCTTCAGCAGAGTATATAGCATCTTTATCTATCAATGCTCTACTAATCTTTAACTCTTGAAATATATTTAAATTAGTATCTTCAGCATAAAGTTTTTGTATAGAGCCATTTGCTGGATCAACTGATTTAGTTATATCAGTACCAACAGAAAAAACATTAGTTCTATTTATACCAGTTCTAGAATTATATATTCCAGAATATATCATACTATTTCCTCTTATACTTCCGTTTGGCTCTTCTTCTACTAAATAAGCTTTAGCACCAAAAGACACAGAAGTATTATTATAACCACCTCTAATTCTTGATTCTTCTATAGCCCAATCGTTTGCATCAGTGTCAGCAGGACCAGCATATCCACCTTTTGTTTGTGGTATACCCTTAGAACCGTTCCATATTGGTATTTCACCAAAAGAACCACCTGGACTTCCTCCATAGTCAACTTGATCGTTTACCTTTTTGAGAACAAAAGTATTAAAATATTTAACTTCAATTACTGCTGGCATATTATATTATTATCACTTATTTTTAAGAATTATTACACTAATTGCAAGGGAATCCTGGATTATTATCTTTTACAAAACCAACATTAGTTAATGCGGTTGTATTATTTGGTGCGCAAACTATGTTTTGCATAGGTGGCGATTGATTATCTACAAAAGAAGTAACAACACTTTCACCATCACAATTTTGATACGCTACAGAAGTTATTACATTACCACTATTTGTATAAGTATATCTATATGTATAACATGGATCTCTTTCTATGTGTAAATTAAATGTACAACTAACCGTATCGCCACCGGCATCTTCAAATGTTAAAGTAACCACATATGTACCATCTACCATACTATTAGGAGGATCACCTCCTGCAAAAGCAAGCTGAGCATTTAAAGCTGTACTAAACGGGGTTGTTGTTACAGTTACATCAGCGGTTCCAGCTGGACCATAATCAACACCTCCTTTTACAACACTTACACTAGCTGATAAATCTAAATAAGCTAATCCTTGTAAAGTTCCTGCTGAACCATTAAAACCACCTATATTTACAAAAACTCCGGTTCCACCTCCTGTAATACCTGGATAATAAGTTACTCCACCAGAACCTGGACAAGGTCTAGCACTACTTATTGTTGGGTCTTCATTTCCTAAAGCAACAGGTGTTTTTGTTATAATTGTTTGAACTCCATTAATATTTAAAGTAAAGGTAAAAGTAAAAGTATCTTTTGTTTGATTTTGTTGACTAAAATAAAAGAAATCTTTAGCTTTTATGTTATATAAACCTGGAGCACCTGCTGTACTATTTATAGTTTCAAGTTCAAATTTAGGATTTGTTGAGCCAGGACCAACATCATCACCCTGTAAATTAACAACACTAGTTAATTCTATTTGAGCTGGTGACTGATCAATGTAGTTTATATTATTTCCAAACTCATCTTGCAGTGTAAAGTTAGCTGATAATATTCTACTAGCTGCACCACTTTGATTTGGTACTATTGCTTCTGTAAAAGCATCTGTATTAAAACTGCTTAAAGTAACGGTTGACTGCGTACTGTTTAATATAGCTTCATTCAAATCATTAATTAAACCAGTTGTTGTTGATTCCCAAAATATATCTAAATTAGATGTTACAGGATCTGTTTCCATAACAGCTAGCTGAGGCATTGTTACCCAGTTTTGTAATTTTGTATTATTTGTTGGTGAAAAAGTCATTACATCACCAACAGCAATACCAGGTAATCTATCATTACTCATTACTATTCTTCTACAAGTAGAACACGATGCGGTACCAGCATTAGAAACAGAGGTTACTGTTGTACCCTCTGGTATACCATTTCCGCTTATTGTTTGACCTGGAAAAATCGCTGTTGTGTACGGGGTTGGTACAATAGTAGACTGTGTTATTCCTATTTCATTTAAAGCGTTATAAGGTGCATTAGTAACATCTCCTACTGTACCCTGTGTTATTGTTACAGGAACACCAAATTGTTTTGAAGGAGTGTTTATTCTAGCTATAAGTGGATCAGAATCTACATTATAAAACTCTGCTGAAGGAACATAACCTGGTTCATTAACACCATCAAATAAATCATTATCTGTAGCTATAACACTTACTATAGGCGGTAAAGCACCTGGATAATATTGTTTATTGTTTTCAGCAGGATCATTATTTTTTAAATTTTCTACTCTTCCATGTAAAACCACACTACTTCTAAACTGTCTTTGCTCTGGACCTACTAATGTTAAGTCTCTAGGAACTTTGTTTATATTATCGTTTATCAAAACAGAGTGAGATGTTTTACCTAATTCTTTTATTGGATCATCTGGGTAAGCAGCCATAACACCAGGTAAATATACATTGTAATATTCTTGCTCTGTTTGTTTAACCACCACTTTAAAACTATGCCAACCTAATGGATTATAGTTAACACTTGTAGCATCTCCATTATATAAACCAGCTCCACCACCTGCAATAGGATCGTTGAATAAAACTTTTAAAGAGTTTCCAAACCAAGATAATTGATCTACACCTGTGTCTAAATAATCAGAAAAAACAGTTGAACCTATATATCTTTGGTTTTCAAATAATCTTGAATTATCTTCATCATTTAAAATAACAGTAGAGCTTCTACCATATCTATCAGATAATACTATTCCTACTTGATAGTTTCTGTTTTGTTTTAAAGAACTATTAGGATATTCTATATCACTAGTTGTATATCTTACATTATTTGGAGCAGTAAAATTAATAACACTACCACTTGGTAATGTAGCTGTTAATGCGTTACTTATTGTAATTGTTGGACCAGCTGGATCATATTCTACTAAAGTTGTATTATTTGGTATGCCAGGTTCAGGGGATGTTACTATAGCTCCATTGTTATAAACACCTGTTGGAGTATTAACAGATAAAACTGTTTGACCAGAAGCTTCAGAAGCACTAGTTGTTGTTGAACCGGTACCCGCGTTAAATTCTGTTTTTTCACTAACACCAACATTATAGTTTATGAAATTAGGAGGCGTGTGTTTATCTTGATAATTAGAATATACAACTCTATTGCTTATTATTTCTTGACCAAAAGCTTTAACTGGTATTTTATCATAAGTTCTTGTAATTTCATTGTCTGGTAATACTTTATAAGGTTTTTGAGATTGATAATGATAATCAAAATAATATTCATCACCAAATTCTAATTTAGTATTATCAGCTAATGATTGTGCTGATGAAAGAACTACGTTATTAACATTGTTTGTACTAACAACTGTAGGAGCACCAACTATTCCATTACCTCTAACAATATCACCAACTTTTATTCTACTTCCAGTTACGCCACTTATACCGTCTATAGTTACACTTGTAGATTGAGTGGTTTGACCATTAACAAAAGCATATTTATAACTTGCACCAAATTGAGAAACAGGTATAGTTTCAATAACACTAACAGATAAACCATCTGATTCTTTATAAAGTAAATCTACTTCAATAACTTTTAAACTTGCCGCAACACTACCAGTTTTCATTTGCGCTTCAGATATTGATGTTGGAGAAGGAATTCTTAATATAATTTTGTCATTTTTATTTTCCATAAACTCAACGACAGTACTTCTATAAGTATCTTCTTCATCTTGAATATCTAGCGGTGGTGGATTTGTTCTATAATTAGCAACTCCTGAAGGTGGAGCAGTAACTTGATTTACCTTATACATGAAATAACCATCTTTTTTAGGTATAAAACATGGTTGAGTAAATGGAGCCATTATAGAATAGTCATTGTTTTCATACTTAAATCTATAACTAAACCTAACAAATTTATCTCTTAAAAAATCTTTATCACCATTAAACTCGTGATCATAATAATGATTATAATTAAAAACAAGCTCTGTGTTTGCTACTGAAAAGGGACCTATATTTTGGTTTAATGTAACTCTTGATGTTGGTGGATTACTGCTAGAACCTTGCGAGTAATTAAAAGCTTGAACTCTAGCACCAGTATTAATTAGTTTTCCAGTTGTAGGATCTATATAAGCAACAGTAGCTCCTAACGAACCTGTATAAGGAGGTATTATATCACCTTGTATTGTACTAGATATTAAATCTATAGAATTTGTAGCAGATCCTACAGTTCCATTTATATTACCAGTTCCACCATTTGGGTATGCTTTACTTGTAACGTCATACATAGTTGTTTCATAAGCTCCTTCGTCTGGTACAGAAGTAAAATAAAATTTACCATTACTCCCTGTTAAATTAATATCTTTATTTACTGTTATATCAAAAGCATTAAAAGCTGTATTTGTTACCGATGTAACTACAGTATCAGGGGGAATACTAAGATTAGCAGCAGTACAATCACTTTTACAAAACATTGTCATACCTACTGTTATAGCCGCATTACCCGCGCTTGCGGTACTAACATTAAATGTTGTACCCGCTGAATAAGCTTGAGTAGATGAAGTTAAAGTTACTGTTTCTATGTATGTCACAGGTAAATTACCAGCTTTTCTATAAACTTCTATTGGTTGATAAGGATAATATTTAGCAACTGATATTTGATCTTCATTAGTATAAAAATCTTTTAATCCTTGAGCGTTTGAAAAAGCGCTATTAACATTTATAACTCTAGGTTGATTTCTATTGTCTGTAAAAAATAATAAATCTTCTAACAAGTTAACACCAATCATTGGGTTTTGTGTAGAAAAATTTAAAAAAGCACCTTGTAATAATTGAGTAGTAGTACTAGTTAATGTGTTGTAGGAATATAAAAAATTCTTTTTAGAAGGATCATATGTTACACCAGTATTGTTTGTTAAAAAAACGTATACTATATTGTTAATTTCATCAGCAAAATAACCTATTGACTTTAAGTCATTAGTACTTGTTAATGTTCTGAAATCCGCTATTTTAGTATTACCTAAAACATTTTCTAAAGCACCTACATTTTGACCTTCAGATTTACTAACCTGAGCATTCATTGCGTTTCTATATTCACCAACGGGTATTAATCGATCATCAAGATCTTTATTCATTCTACCCTTGATAAAATTATTGCTAATTTTTGCCATTAAATTTTAGTGTTTAATCCATTTAGACTTACCTCTCATAACTTGAATAAATTCATCAAGTTTAATATTTGATAATCTTATTTTTGCATTACGTAAAGCCGCGTATCTATCTTTTTTATATCTTTGTACAATATGCTCTTGTTGACCAGCTCTTGTCGATACTATGTTATAAAGTATACTTTTATATAAAGCATCTTCAGCTAGTTTAGGAACTCTGCTATCTAAATCATAAGCTAAACCATCAGAAACATATTCTATAACTATTAATTTATCTCTTAAATTACTAGAAAAAGTAAACATACCATCTCTTTCATTTATACCAAACCAACCATTTACTTGAGATAAAGTAGGATCTATACCGTATAATCTACCCCAATTCCAAGGTCCATTTAAACTATATAAATCTGGATTAGCAAAACCATAATAATCATAATCTCTATACCATTGTCCATTTAATAATTTATCATTAGCTTGTCCCCATCTTTCAACAGTTAAAGATGTTCCTTCTAAATTTTCACCAAAATTATCCTGAGTAGGTACTCCATCTTCATCTTGTAATAATTTTTGATAAGGATCTGTTGTTAGGTTGTTCGCAGGAAAAATAGGATGTTTTACACCTAGTTCATCTATCCAATCAAAACTAACATAGTTTACATAATCTTGAGGTATTATTAATGAAAGACTATCAGGTATTGTTAATTCTTGAGATTTAATACTTTTTAATGTGTCATAACTAAACTCTTGCAAGCTTCTTTTAGCAAAAAATACAACATCAGATTTTTTACATTTTTGAATTACTTTTCCATCACCAACATAACCAACCATAAAATTATCAATTATATCTCCTAGCTTTATATAAGCATAACTACCATAATTTTCTTCTACAGCATCACCAAAAGCTTTTTCTGGATTAGTATTACCATATTTACCTCCATCTAAAGATTTTAATTGTACAACTATGTATATATTAGCTCCTGGATTTCCAGTTATAGTAATTATATTGTTAGCAACTGTATACGCGGCGGTATATTCACTCCATGTTCCAGGTGTTCCTTGAGCACTAGTGTATAATTTAAAATTGTTTTTAGCGTAATCAGCTTGATTAGGATCATGACTACCAAAAACTAAATCTGTATTAAACGTAGTAGTAAGTTTTTGCCCAGCAGTATTTCCTGCGTCGCCTCTGAAAGGTTGTACCCCAGCGTAATATTGTTGATTTGTTTCAGTTACTGATGCCATTATGATTTTTCGTTTTGTTCAACCTTCATTGCTTCTTGAGTAGCAGTTTGTATTATTGTTGGATCATTTATAATTATACCAGCATATTTTAATATACCAGTTATTAAATTTGTTTGTTCAGATATATCTAATTCAAAATTAGTAGAACTTCCCGCGCTATAAACATATTGACCTACATTACCTGTTGTAAAACCCCATGATGGTTCTGTTGGTTTAAATAAACAGTTTATATTTAAACTATTAGGTTGAGGTGAAACTTTTATTAATACAGATCCTCCAGTTCCTCCTTTTTGAGTAAAACACAAAGGATATTGTTTACCAGGACTTGTTAAATTAGATCTTGTTATTTTTTCATAATCACTTTTACTCGCTAATTCTACTATAGAATCATATTGAGGTTGACCAGTGTATGTTGCAATTATTTCACCTAGTTTATATATAGTTCCAGTACCTTGATATTCCCAACCAAGTACTGCTGCACCATTATTATAAGTAAAAGGAACACTCTTTTCAAAAGGATAAAGCTTATATGAAATGTCTTTGAACACGTTGAAGAACTCTGTATCGTTTTGTGTGTTCTGTTGATTTTGACGATTTACTTGATTGCCGTCGGGAAAGTAAGAATTAAATATTTCTTCTTGCACTTGAGCAGCTAAACTGTTAAACTCGGTTGGTGTTAAATAACCTCTTTGTTCTTTGTTCAATATGTACAAGACTGTAGTATATACTGTATTTACGTTTACTGCCATTATATTTTTTTTATTATAACATAGAGGCAGCTATTGCCACCTCTATATTATTATCACTTGTTATTTAAGTTTTTTATCTATAGATTTATAGATTTCTACACCTTCGTCTGTTTTTAAGAAAGCCGCAAATGCAGAATATGGGTTTTCATCAAATGGAACATTCATTAATTTTCTATCAGTTGATCCCCAGAAAAAAGTTCTTTGATCTTGAGATAGTTTAATAATTCCATTTTCTTGAGCTCTAATTGCAAAATTTCTAAGCTGAACATTTTCATCAGTAGCTAATTGCATAAATAAAACTGGATTGTTTTTAGCAAATACTAATAAGTCTCTTTTTAACTCTTTAGACGTCATTTCATTTACTTGAGATCCAATTTCTACTCTCATTATTGCTTCAGCTTGATCAATATCTATTGTTCTAGCAGCATTTAAAGCATCGATTTCCATTTCTAAATCTACTAATTCATCTTTTGCTACTTCAGCAGCACTAAATTCATAGTACATTTTATTTTTTAAAGGGTGGTATAATGATAACAGTTTTTGTAATGCAATTTGTTTTGCAGGAACTGTTAATTTACCGTCTCTAAACATTATATGTCCTAATGTTGCTTCTCCATTTTGTTCATCTACAAATGGCGAACTCATATTAGTAGCATATCTTAATTCTCTTTGTCTTTGTTTTTCAGAATCAAAATATAATAATGAATGTTTATTTGTATGTTTTGAAGGTATTGTTAATGTTAAAGGCGTTTTATCACCTGTAAGAAGATATACTCTATCTTTTACCTCCCATTGTGGCTCTGCCACTTTTTCTTTTTTTGTCATGATATAATAAAATTAAATAGTTAAAAGGTATATGGGCGCCGAAGCGCCCTTACCTTTATAAATAATTACACTCCTTTGAATAATACAAAGTTGTTTGCAGCTTGAGTAACTAAACATCTTTCAGATAAGAAGTTAACTTGCATTGCATCAAGTGTTGAAGTAAATGCACCACCAGCAGAACCAGTAATCCAAGACTTCATTCTTCTATCATCAGCTTGAGAAGCTCTATATCTTACATGTAAGAAAGGTCTTCTAATGTTAGTACCTAAGATTTGATCGTAAACAGTAGAAGTTCCAGCTGGTACTAATACACCTTCGATTGAACTGATACCATCAATAGCACCTCTTGTAGAAGCGTCATTTAAATATTTCCAATCAGTTTTGTAAAAGTCATAAGAACCTCTTCTGAATCCAGAGAAACCTAAGTTAAGTGCCATTTCTTCAGAATTTTCAAATAAACCGAAAGCAGTACCACCAGCGAAACCACCAGAAATACTAGCTAACATATCATCAAAATCTAAAGCAGTTTGTCTTTGTAAGAAAAGCATGTTTTCTTCAATAGCACCCTGAGTATCTAGGTTTTTAAGAATAGCATCAAAATCATCAAGACCTGCAGCAGCAGTAAATCCTACCTGTACATTACCTCTACCTTCGATAGCAGCAAATAAACCTTCTGTACTTGGTAAAACACCAGCTTGATAATCAGCTAGACCAGCAGCAGAAGTATTTAATTCACCTTCTACCATTGCCATTTCTAGGTAATCTTCAAATCTTAATCTAGTTTCAGATTCAGCTTTTAAATACCATAGGTATCCAGAAGCACCATCTTCAGTAGCAACTTCAACCCAACCGATCTGTGCCATATCAGAACCATTTACTACGTATTGGTTTCTAATAATAACTGGTGAGTTAGCATATTGCGTGAAAGAAGGATCAACAGAAATTCTAGCAGCATCAGCACCAGTACCATCTGTATTTCTTCCTTTACTGTAAGCAGAACCATAAACAAATACCTTAATATTTCCAGATGTAAATCCAGTTGTATTAAAGTTTGCAAGTGTTGAAGCTTGATTAGCAAAGAATTGAATGTCTACATAACCTGCAGCTCTATCTGTTACAATAGCTTTACCTTCTTGACCAGAAACTGTATCCATAATAACAACAGTGTCATTAATAGAGATAACATTTTCTACTAAAGTGTTTCCAGCACCACCAACTGGTATTACCAGTCTTTTAGGAGCACCACCTGCGTAAGTACAGTTATCATATGCTATATGTAATCTATTTTGCTCTGACCAAATTACCTGATCAGAAGTCATTGGCATTTCAGCGCCAACCATTCTTAAAAAACCAGATAACGTTCTGTTTCCATAACGCTCTACTTCTTGTTCGTAGACCTCTGGTAAATATTGCTGGGCAAAATCATTGTTTCCATCATTAAATTTTAAGTAGTTGCTATTTAACAACTCTTGTTTTTGTGATGGTATGATTGACCCAAATTGTGGGGTTAAACTCATAATTTGTAATTTTTAATTAGTTAAATTTTCTTGTTTTAATTTTCAATTTTGTAGAATCCGCGCCACTAATTGCTCTTACTTTGAATCCACCAACAAAAACATCTCCTTTATTTCCTTCCCTTGCTTTAATATCAGAAAGATTTTTAGAGTTGTTTACTACTTCTTTAACAGCGTCGGCTTTTCCTTGTTCATAAAAATGAGCAGCGATTTTATCTACGTTTTCAGCAGCATACATAGCTTTATGATAACCAGCGGTATCCGCAACATTACCATCTGCGTCTAGGAACTTCCCTATCAGATTATTAATGTTTGATTGATTTTCTGCAATTTTATCACGATTCTGCACGTTATACTTATATCGTTTATCCCCAACTTTAATATCAAAACCTTTGAAATCTTCATTGAAAAGTTTTTTAGTTTCACGTTTAAAAGTATCGTGTAATTGTTCAGCTCTTTCTTGCTCCTTGTTGTAGCGGTTGAAAAAGTCCATTGCTTTTTGTTGTTCTTGAGTAACACCCGGTCTCAACTTGATCTCGTCGTAATACTTTTGTTTCAAGTCCTCCAAATAGTTTTTGGCTTTTGCAACTTCTTCTTTAAACGCAAGTTTTCTTTTGCGTATTTCTCTTTCCTCATGTAAGTCTTCGTCCCATGTATAATCTTCTAATATAAGATCTACATCTTCTGAATCTAAATGAGGTTTATTTTTTTTGTAATATTCTTTTAACAATGCTGTTTCATCAACATTACTGTAGTCAGCGTTTAATCTAACATAATCTTCTACAGTTCCACCGGTTTCTTCCATAAAGTTAACAAGTTTTTCTACATTTTCAGGTAATTGTTTACCTAAAACTTTTTCGTCTCTTACAGCTTCTTTTATTTCTGCTTTAACTTGTTTTACTTCTTCTTCAGTTACTTCTTTGATCGGAGAAAACCCTTCAGTAGTCTCGTTGGACTCTTGTACAGGTTCTCCCACCTCTGCGCTATCTCCGGATGGTTTTTCCACAGATACCTCCTTTGTTTCTCCGATTTGAATGGCATCGTCTTCTTTTTCTTTTTTTATTTCAACTTTTTTAATATTAGGCTCAACTTCTACTAAAGGTTCTTTTAAATTAACCTTTTGTATTTCTTGCTCCTTATTACCAAGTTGTTTTGGTTTTTTAGGTTTTGTTTTACCTTTTAAAGTAAATTCACCTTCCTGTTTAACAGGTTCATTTGTTTTAATTTCTGACATAATATAATAATATAAAATTAATAATTACCTACATAGGCATAGGAGGTTGCATACCTTCTTGCATAGCAGGTTCTTCAAAGTTTATTGGTGGAGAATCATTTTTACGTTGTGATATTAGTTCACTCGCTTGAGTAGCTTCCATTTTACTTCTCTTGTCTTTACGATCCTCAATCATTTTTTCTTTCTTTGAAATACCTTGAACTTCAACTTGCTTTAATTGCATATCAAATTGATGTTGCATTTGCATTTCTTGTTTTTTAAGTTGAGCTTGTATTTGCATACGCTCTATTTCAAATTGACTCTTAGCTTTTTCATATTCAACATTAGCACCAGATATAGCTTGTTGTTTTTGTACTTCTGCCATAGCTGTTTTTTCTGCTGTCTCTGCTTGAGCTTGAGCTTGTGCTTGTATGTTTGCTTGTTGGTTAGCTTGATCTTGTTTTGCTTTTTGCCTACGTTTTACTTTAAGCATTTGATTAGCTAACTTTAAGTTTTTAATTTGTCTTAAATCTATAGCATCTTCTAAGTCTATACCACCAGCTTGTAAAGCAACTTGTATATTTTGCTCTAATTGAGCTTGTTCTTCTTCATCTGGTTCTAATTCTAAAAATATACCAAAATCATGTAGATTTAAATTTACAACCTCTGACAATGTTTTAATATTAAATGTAGAAATAGAATTTTGCAAAGATGATTTTGTTAATGGAAACTCTAAAGCATCTGCAATTTTTAAACTTACATTTTCTGCTAATTTAAGCGTTAAAAACAAACTAGACTGTACAATATGTCTAGTAGCTGTATTAGACGCGTTAGCAGCTAGTTTTTGTAATCCTACTAAGGTGTTACGATCAGGTAAACTACCATCTCTAGCCTCATTTAATCCGGTCACATCTCTTATCATTTGTAAGTAATATTGATATGTTTGAATTAAACTAGCTATTTTAGCATTACCACTACCTGATTGAAGTTCTTGTATTGGAACTTTACCAGCGTTCATATCACCTTCTTGTGTCAATGATCTACCTACAATACTACCAGTTTGGAAATACATGTTTAAAGCTTCAGCTGGATTGTAATTAGTACCATTACCTAAATCAACTTCAGCAAGACCATCCATGTCTAAGTAAACACCATCTGGTACCATACGAGATATTACTTGTTGTAATTTTAAATGTGTTAACTGAATCATATCAGCAAAACCAGTACATTTACCTACAAGAGATTCAATTCTACCTTTATACATACGTGGAGCACATATAGCGTAGTTCATTTTAACCTTTGTAGTATCAGCCATAGGTCTTGACATATTTTTAGCTA